AAATAGGCTGCACAGGTCGAGCCTGCATGGGCGCAGCTTCTCCTTGTGGACCTCCAGGCAAACCCGCTCGCGGATCACCTTTCCATCCGTGCCACGCGCCCCATCCATGAAGTTTCGCTTCATTCAAAGCAAACTGTATCTGCGCATCGACAGTTCGCGGATCACGAGCATCTAAACCCGTAACTTGCGTAAACGTGTCTCCAAGCCCGCCGACCTTGTTCCCACCGCCAGCTACATTTCCATAATGCAACTGAAAAGGCCCGAAAGACGATCCTTGATCTCCAGTATATCCGTAGAGTCCTTCGCTTTTGGCAACTCGCAGAGCAATTTCAGGATCGACGCCAATTTCAGTCGCATACTGCTGAATTTTACCAGCCACGACTCTTGGATCGTAAGCAGAGGCAAATGCTCTGCGATCAACAGGCATGTCAACCATTATTTACCCTCCGGACTCGGCAGCACCACTTCACCATCTTTCGTCAATTTAATCTGACCTTCTTTATACAATCCTTTTTCCACCAGTTTATTACGAAGTTTATTCGTAAAGAAACTCTGGCTGAAGGAGTCGTCATGGGTCGGATGGGAAAGACTGACTTTGCGATACTGTTCCAACGCTGCAGCTTCGACTTTTGCGATACGTGCAACACGGCGCATATCATTCATCATGCGCTCAATCGCAGGTGTGGGAGTGTCCAAGCCGTAGTTAGCTTTAAGCATGGTGTCGAGTTCAAAGTTCGTAAAGCGACCTTGACCCCCAATAGCTTGTTTAAGTTGTTCAAACGTGTCTTTAGCCAGTTCTTTGCGAAGTGCTGCTGCCGCTGACAAGGCTATAGTAGAATTTGGCGCATCCACAAGAGCGCGCACTAATGGATTTTCTGCACCGCCCGGTAACACACCACTTGCAAAATTAGCAAGTTGCATTTTCATATCACGAGTCGGACCCTGCTTGAACGTCGAAAACAATTCTTCTTCATTTTTAAGTTTTGTTTCCAGACTGTAAGCCAGAGAAGCATTACGAGCAGAGTCTTTCTCCGCTTCGTTCATCCAGCCTTTACCCTCTTTATATTCAAGATAGGGCTTTTGCCGAGCAGCTTCCATCGGGGCCATTCCAGTTTGAATAGCGCCGCGAGGAACACCAGTGGTGGCAGGAGGAGCCGAGGGTGACTCCTCCTGCCCAGCAGGAAGTTCGGAACGAGGAGCCGACGTTCCTCTTTCTGCTGTTTCTTCGGGCAGAAGGGCTCCCCCTTCCACACCCGGACCCGGAGGCAACATTCCTGGGACCCGAGCCTTTGGAATGGAATAAGGAACGCCTTCCGGTGTGATGCCAGTAACCTGCTCGTAGCGTTTTTCCATCGACTGCATCGTGTTCGTAAGTGTCGCTTGAGCAGTTGTGTTATATTGCCCTAACATTCTGAAAAGAGCGTCACGATTGTTTTTAGTGCCAACAGGACTACCTGTTAATCCTTGCAACATCACCATCGCATCTTTTTCATTATCGAAAACTTTATTAGCAACTAAAGTGCCGACATATCCTGCAATATCTGCATCTGTTGTCGTTTTTCCTTCGGCCATTTTTTGAATATACGGCGCAGCAGAATTGCCCATGATGTCAAGTTTAGCTTTTTCGTTCGACAAACGCTGCCCTGCAGTTCTTGCGTCGATTTCCCCGTTTTCCAAAAGCATATGGTAAACGTCGCCGACAGCCAAAGCGGCGCGAGGGTCTTTGGCAACACTTGCTATAAAGTTATAGTTATCCAATCTGCCTGTAGCCGGATCAATATGCGCTTGCATATGCTGACCCACAGCCATTTTAGCAGCATTGACAAGCTGCTGCTGTTGCATGGCCTGCCCCTGCACAGCCATACTTTGGGCCTGCTGCATTGTCTGCAGAGGATTTTCCTCGGCAAAACGCGGAGGAGCCGGAGCTTGAGTAAAAGGAATACCATCAGCCATCTTTTTGACTCCTTAAATTATGCAATAGGGTTATATGTAGAAGGGAAGGGACCGCCGCCTCCAGTTCCCCATTTCAACAACTCTGGAATACCTGCATAATTCACGCCTTGATTAAACATTGGATTCATCGCAGCCGAATAAGCAGTCTGTGCGGGTGTGGAGAGCATTTTACCCGCACCGCCGAACATAGACTGCGTTCCGCCCGCAAGAGCATTGCCTGCGCCCATAATACCAGCACCAAAAGCATTACCTGCGCCCGTGGCTGCGCCGCCGATAAGACGAGAAGCATCCATCGCGGCATTCGCAATTCCGCCAGCAGCGCCCATACCCATCTGCGCTGGGCCGAACAGCATGTTGTAAGCCTGCTGATTTTGCAGCATATAATTTTTAAGTTGATCCTGAAAAGTCTGAGACGCAAGGCCCGTAGCAGTTTTTCCGATGTCCTGAATGACATTGCCGGAAAGACCCATGCCACGCGCCGCGCCGGTATTCGCCATACCGCCAAGCGCCTGCTGCCGAGCCCACTGATAACCCGGAGTGCTTTCCAACTGCGACTGCGTGGGCGCAAAAGTCGAAAGCAAATTCGGACCACCACCACCAACGCCAGCTTGCTGCGCCGCATTGCCAGTCAAATAGGACATCAGCAGATCAAGCGACTTATTGCCAGCAGTCGCATACGGCGACAAAGCGGCCTGTGCTCGACCAAAACCCTGTTCCGCCGCCTGCCCAGCAAGTATCGAGCCGAGCAAGCCCGTCTGCCCTGCAGCCCGATTCGCCCCAGCCTGAGTTTGGCCGCTGAACATTCCGCCGATGCCAGAGAGAAGCTGCCCGCCTCCCATCATAAGTCCCATAGTTACGGGGTCCATAATACTCTCCTAAACCAGCGTGATTACTTTGTAGGTGTTAGCACCTATCACGATTGTGTCGATCTGTGCCCAGCCATTCGGAATAAGCGCAGCGTCGGGAAGCAAAACCGCCCCCGCCAAGGGCGCTCCAGTGGTTGCATCTTGCGTCGTCGGCACAGTGTTTTGAACAAGTGCGGAAAGAAGCAACTGCAACTGGCGCGAAATTGATCCGTCCGGCTGAATTAAGTTTTTCAAAGAGTTAGGGACGAGAGCACGTAACATTTACGTCTCCATCTTCTCAACATCAATGAATGCACCATTTAGTGCCGTGGCGCAAGCGGCAGTCCATGATAATTCAAACACTCGGTCACGAGCGAACCCTAATCTGTTCCAAGATGGGATTGCCTTGTATTGCCCGCCTTTGCCCAAAGACTGATGCACACCATTTCCAAACGTCACTCCACGATCATCACTCCAACGCAGCGTTAGCTGCGGATTAATGCCGGGGATCGGCTCCGTGCCGACTTCAATATCAGCCATGAATTGCCGATAGCTAATACGATCCAGGCTGCTGACGATGTGCGGAAAAGACCGCAATTTCAAAATCGCGCCGCCGTCGTCTGTGTAAGCGTGAAGGTCCCAGTTATAGAGTTTTCCGTTTTGCCAATCGCCGCAGATCGTTTTGCCGTAAGCAAACGCAACGCAGTTCGCACGGTGACGATGCAACGCCCCGTTGTTGTCAAGCCACGCCCGCTCATGCCAAAGCTGCGTGGACAAATCGTAAACCCAAGTATGATCGGCAGATGGAAAAGTCAGCACATAGAAAATATGCGAACCTTGCTGATACGTGAAACCGATCGCATCGCTGATCGTTTCGTATCCACCGATAGCATCGCTGATCGCAGGAGTGGAAATGATGTCAGCCTTATAAGCTGTCCCCATCATCACCAAGGCTTCGCCGTTATTATCCTGCGACAAGAAGAAAATATTCAGGCCCCATTTCGCCAGCGACCGTTGCGCAGCAATTCCGTGCTGCAAAAACACACCGGGGATCGGAGCAAAAGGAAACGGATAAGTCCCGACATTACTCCAGACTTCCGTAGTCCGCCGACCGAAAGCCCAAATTTCTTTATGCACCACATCAATAATCTGCAACTGGTCCGCATCGCCGGAGATCGTGGCGTAGCCAAGAGTCGGATAAGTTTCCAAGCCAGAGTTGCTCGACTGAATGTTTCCATTCTGTGTGCTCGACACAAGGAACGTGTCAATGTAGCGGATTTGATTTCCGCCTAGAAATTCCGCAGGGCTAAACGGCGCAAATGCCAGAGATGTGAGGTCCACACTCCAGCCAAAAAGCGAGCCGTCCAGAATAATCAGCGTGATCTTATTATCATACATGCTGACTTGGCCAGATTGAGTCGCGATAGTGCCCAAAGGCTGCAACACAAAACTATCCGGCACATAATAAACAGTGTCACCGATGACCGCAAAAAGCAAACCATTGCTTGCTGTATAGAGCTGGCGCACTTCCGCAACATTTCCTTGCGTAAGCGTCACCAGCCCTGGAGTGCAGTAATGCGTATAAGGAACCTCAGCGTCCTTCGTGTTTAGTTCCGGGTATAAGTTTATGCAACGCTGGGCGTTAGCAATAACGCTTCGCGCTTCATACGCACCTTGAACTAACTGAATCTGAGGCATCTTAAACCCTTACGCGGTAAGCAGCGAGAACCACACGTTGTTCGTGGCGGCGACAAACAACACGCTTTTTGCAGCCGCAACGCTAATGCCAGTTGCCCCCGCCGTGCCATTGATCGTGTCCGACCCATTCGCAAACACCTGCACAGCGTCAGCCGAATCAGCATTGCGCAGCCACACAACGCTGCCCGCTACCGCCACCGGCAAAACCACGCTGTCAGCCGCCGTCGCAACAGTCGTAACCGTATTCGCACCGAGCACCAGAACAGGTGTAGAAGAATTACGCGCACCGCCAGCCAAAGCAGTGATACCATAATTCGTCTGCCACTGCGGAGTAGCCAACGCTTTATTAATCGCATCACCATCTTCAAGACGGAAACCAGACTGAAAACGATTCGGGATAGCCATGATATTACCTCGTCTGGTCCGAGTAAATATTATAGACGCCCGGACGGACCTAGTTATCCGGCATCACAAGGCTCGGTATCTGCGCGTTCGCAGACCGAATTGTTTGAAGCGCATCTGCAGCTAACCCTTCATAAGTCACGTCAGGCGGCAGGCGATAAGCGGCTCGCGTCCGTATCACAAGATTGTAATGGATCGCAGCGAGATATTCTGGCGGAAACACATACAACGAAGTCAAATTATCAAACATGCTCAACACATCTTTGAGCACGATGTGAACTTCGTAAAGGTTTGCCTGCGGAAGCGGCCAAGGATAAATGCGTCCGACCGGCCACGCGGAGTCGTAAAAGATACATTGCGAAAACGACACCAGACTTTTCAGCGTGATCCTCGCGTAGTCCTCGTATGAGAACAAAATTTGAAGCGGATAATCCACGTTCTGCGAATTGTTCGAGCCCGCCAACATGCGGAAATACGCAGTTTCAAGTTTATCCGGGCGAACCGACACATCAATATCGCAGCCAGGACCGACAGTGTAACTCTGCGCTCCCGTGCTCACCACGCTTTTATCGACAAGATGCCAGATCAGCCAGCGTTTCATACGCCACTGTGCGATCATCATGTTGAGGCGGATAAGCGCGTCGTTCACGTCTTCAGCCAAAAGCGTCTGACCAACGCCGAGCACACCAGCGTCTTTATACGCCAGATTGATAATGTCCAAAGCTGTGTAAGATGAAAAAGGCGTAGGGACAGTCGCGCCGCAGCAACTTGTCGATCCCGGCAGAGTTTCAGCCAAGGCAAAGCAAGCGGTAAGCTGCGCAGCCGTCCAACCAAAAGTCGTCTGCGCCAGCAACGCCAAAGCATCTGTTTCCGCAACGCAAGTCGCAGCGTTAAACTGCACCCACGACGGGTCAGCTTTATCCGCCGAAACCGCTTGAAACAAAATTTCAAGGCTCGCCTGTTGAGCAACAGCCTCGAAAAATTGCTGACGTGAAACTGTTACTGCCATGTTTTACCCCTTAGAAGAACGAATAAGAACCTGTCAGTGAAACTGCAAAGTTTAGTGGAGTAGCAGTATTATTTTCTAACTTAAACGTGTTTGTGCCGCCGTCCCAATAAATATTGATCGTGCCGGGATTAGCTGCAATGGCTGTAAACAACCCGCCCCCTGAATACACTATCGTAACAGGTGTCACCGCCAAACCTCCACGAAGTTCAATCTGACTAGACGCAGTTGCCACCACAACAACTGACAAAAATCCATATGTCGTAGACCCTCCAATATCAATCGTCGCTCCGGCATTCAAAGTAAATGTCTTACCTTGCCACGCGGAGTCAGATTTAATACTGGTCAATGTTACATCGTTAGCATAAACAGCATTCGTTGGAAGCGGCGACGTTCCATCAAAAGAGGGATTGCCCCAAATTAAATACTGCCCAGTCATAACAGCTGCAGACCCGGTTGCAGCATAAAAATTAGATAAATTGATACTATTTACCGTTGCATCCACATTTAGTGCGGTCGTCCCTGCAGTGCCAGCATACAAACTATCGGTAATGCTAATAAGACGAATGGCTCGAGCGTAAACTCCGTTTCGCATGTTATCTAAACGGCAATTATTAATCGAGACATTATAAATAGAGTTGACAGGATCATTTAGGTAGATTGCGTAAGCTGTCGGGTCACGCCCTTGCTCAAGACGAACATTGTTAATCGAAAGATTATAACTTGCAATGGCCGCTATAGAGACATTCCAGTATAACCCATGGGTGCCCAAGTTCCAAGTTTGATAGCCGTCGAATGTAACATTCGTCAAACAGACACCATCAAATGCAGTCACACACGGATTGAATGTCGCCGCAAAGAAACAATCTTGGAAGTGAAAATGGTCTGCATCAAGAGTCGTAAAATTCAGGTTCGGGCCAAGCACAAGCGGTTTATCCGCATACGCTTTGAATCGCTGCACAGAAAGTGCTTCTCGACCAGTCGTATAAAGACCTATAGAAGAACTTGAACCGTCA